CCTTTTTCGGCAAATGGCATCCAGTTCTTGACCGGAATCAGGTCTGTATTACCGCCTTCGGTAAATATGCGTTTGAGTTCCGGCACCGAGGCGTCGTACACGCCGTTGATCTTCAGCGCGTTAATCAGTCCTTGAATCCTAGCCGACAACGTATCGAGTTCTTTGGCCTGATCCTGATACATCGAGAAGTCCGGGATCGGTTCCAGACTCTCGTTGGTCATCGTTGCGTACAGCGGCTTAGGACACGGGAAAAATCCTTCCAACTTCAGCGGATCGTCCTTTTCGTCCAGCAATTCCGGCATAGCCGGTGCCATCCAGTACGCCTTCAGCGTTTCCTTGTCCCAAATCTCGTAGACCAGCGCACGGGACATATTGGCGTTCTCGCCACCACTTTGCTTGTCTTTCTTGATTTCTTCCGGTACAGCGTCCAGCGGGATTCTATTTCCCAGTTCCTCGCCAAAACGCTCGACGCACGCCTGCCGCGTCATGTACACCTTGCGCCATACGCAGGTCACTTCCTCCCATGTGCGGCAGACGTTATGTCCGAAATCCCGCCACGGCACGTAATCCGTGGGCGAGCACTCGTAATCCAGTTCTTCTTGCGGTTCGTCGACATCTTCTGTTACCTGATCGCCATCGGTCGGTAAATCCTGTGCTTTTGCCCGAATATGCGGCTCATACCTCGCCCAAGCCGTACCTCGACCGCCCAAAAACCGGTCTAGTACCGCCTGTTTCATGGAATTTCGGAAGTACGGATAGTGTTCTATCTCGTACTGACAAGCACGCTCAAGAATCAGCCCTGCCACACGCCCCACCGGATCGCTGTCCCGAAAACGCCGCGATACATCGGCTTTGGGCATGCGTGAATATACGGCTGGTAACAGTGTTTGTACGTTGCTCCACAGAATATTGAACTTGGCCGAGCCGCCGTCTTTTGACTTGTCGCGGTTTTCGTCCCTGTAACGCTTCAGAATGCGTTCTACACGGGCTTCCCAATTCTTGAATTTTCGTTCGTAGGCCCGAACGATGCCTTGCCAATGCTCGACCTGCGAGGTCGGGCTTCCCTCGACAGCCCGAGCAACCGATTCGCGGACAGTTTCAGGAGGGCGGGTTGCCAAGATCAGCTACCCGAGGGTGTTTGCACAAAAAAGAACGTTACATCCAGCGTATTTGCAATCGTCGCGTGCAGAATCCCGCCCGTACTCACTGGATACCGGTGAAACCCAATCGCCGGAGTAATCGTGCCGCCCAGTGCCGTTCCCGACGAACCGCCGTCTTTCAGAACCAGCGTACCCGAGGACGTGCTGTTCACGTAGAACCCGATCAGTGCTGCAGCGCCAGTCGTAACGTTGCCCGTGGCCGTGATATTTTTCGAACTTCCCGCTTCGACTTGCATGCCCATGTCATTTCCTTTTCTGGATCATCAACGCCATGATTTCGCCGCGTGATCGGGTGTCTTTTTTCACGCCCTCGGACGCCATTTCCCGCGCTTTGCCGACAGGAATACCTACCTTCGCCGCGAACTCCGGGCTATGCGCTGCGGTCTGAAACAACTTATGCTGCTTCTGTGTCCACGGCATATCAGTACCTCAATTCCGGTCTATACGCCGACTTCCACAACTCGTCCAGCGACGGCAACTGGAACAGTTTATCCGCAACTTCAGACCGTTCTATATCATGCCCCGTCTTTTTTTGCTCGACTTTTTTCTTTACTTCCCGCTGCGTCGCTACTGCCAACATCCGAAATGCGTCCGAATAATGAGAAGTCCAATCGTGCTTAGGTATCTTTTTAAACGATTTCTCGTCCTGTTGCAATTCCCGCTGATACCGGCGCAGCGCCTTCAGCCCGTCCTCGCAGCCGTTCTCATCAAACCAACACTGTCCAAAAATCATCCGGGTCGCCTGAATCCCGTCCTCTACGCCAATATCCGGGACAATTGCCAGATACTCGATCTTCAGCGCGGTCGCCAACTGCTGGATAATCGACTTTCCCTGCGCCGCCAGCGTTTTGGCTTTAGCGTCGTGCGGCAACCAATGCTTTTCGTATCGATATCGCCTGCGGTGCGCCAGTTCCGGTTTCCACTCCCCCAGCGTCGCCACGACCTCGTCATCAATCAGGTTTATCGTAACCTCTCGGCCCAAAACTTGCGTCGCGTACTCGCTCAACGATCCGCCCGATGTCGCATAGCTCTCCAACACGTGTATTTCACCGTGCGTCACCTGATACCACCAGATCGCCGTGTCGTCTGTCCGACCTAAGTCCCACGCCGTAAATACCGGGAGCGCCGGGTCATACTCGACCTTCGTTATCCGGTTTTCAGTGTAAGCAAGCCGCAATTCCTTTGCATATATCGCGCCCTCCAGCCATTGCTTACATTTGCCCTCCCACACATGGTCATACGAATCCGGGTCGCGCTCCAGACACTCAAGCCGCTCCTCCTCCAGCACCTTTGGGAACCACGGGTTATCCCGCCAGTTAATCTCCCGAACCAGCGCATTTTTCGGCGGCTTGACCACAAACCGCACATACGTCTCGTCGTCCTCAAACTCCGGGTTGAACGTAATCCATATCTCTGACCCGTCTTTCCGTATCGTCGGCGTCAGGATGTTCCACGAATTTTTACTTACTGTCTGCGCTTCCTCCACCCAAACCCCATCCGCGCCCTCCCACGACTTCAGGTTAATCACATTGTGGTGCAGACCCTCAAACCCGATGTACGTCCCGTTCTTCCCGTAGATCGCCTTTTTCTGCACATCGTAGAAGTAATGCAGCCCCAACGCGGCAATCTGATCCTCCAGCAACTGGTGAACCGACTCTTCAATCGAATTTTGGTATTCCCGAGCGCACAACCACCGAAGGGGACGTTCCATCCCCTTTAGCAACAATGCCCGTGCCACCCCCCAGCTTTTTGCCCCCCCCCGCCCCCCATGCAGCACTTTGTACCGCGCCGGTTTAAACAGAATATCCAATTTCTTCGGAAATTCCGGCTTTAAAACCGCATTCAGTGAAACCCCATTACTCAACGCGCCGTCCCTCGCTCGCATCCACAAACGTGATCTGTATTCCTCCACTCCCCGCCTGCGCTGGACTTATCCCTATCCCGATCTGCGTGTCCTTGTCCCCATACGTTACCTTATCCCACTTACTCGCCAGCTTAAACCTCGTATCAATCCTCAACTTCGCCACCGCTACGTCCTCCGCATCCGCCGAATCCGCTATCCCCAACGTCTCATGCGCCAGCAAATCCGCCTTCACCCTCATCATCCCCCGGTACGCTTCCTCGTGCAGATACAAAAACCGCCCCAACTCCCCCACCCTCAACCCCATCCCCTCCGCTATAGCCTTCAGCGAACTCCCCTCCAACAACTCATCCGTCACCTCATCCAACAGCCCATCCTCCCCCTTCCTCGCCAACACCACCGCCATGTCTGCGCTCCACGTCCGAGGCATTTTCACATACGCACTCAGCATCGGCCCCATCCCCGGAAGATTATCCGATGGCGCTACCGCCTTCCCCGTCTCAGCATCTATGTCCATGCAATTATTTAATACCCTGCATTAGCCTTGCAGCCAAATCCGATGGAATCATCTTCGGTAATACCCCACCCTCCCGATACAACGGATTCGACACCATTGGAAACGGCGCTGCCCCTTTTGCTTCTTGCTGTTGTGCATGCATTACTGCGGACGGATCAACAGGCATCTGCGGTAGTTGTCCGTACCCCGCCGTGTTTTGGCTTGCCAACCCGCCTACAGTTGTCCCCGCAGGATATGCATTTGCCATTTTTTGTGCCTGCAATTCCGACTCCTGCTCTTTCATATTCAGAATCGCATCTATCGCTTGTACTTTGGCCTTTTGCTCAGGCGTGAACTGTCCAAATACTTTGTTTACTCGTTGCGCTTGCCTACCCTGCTCAATTTCCTTGTCCAATTGCTTCTTCATCGCAGCAGCAAGCGCACTTCGCACACTAAATCCCTCAGGGCTGTCATAGGTCGGCATGGCGGACTCCTTTTATGCCTTATAACGCCAAATCAGGGGGGCGTCAATGTGATGGGTACAGCTACCTTACGCGGGTCCCATCGGGTCCCCTTTCCGGGGTCGCCGTCCTTTTCGACCCGTGGGGGGGCGCCTGCCGCATTTAACATAATCTGCCAATTGATAATGCGTCTCGTCCTCGCCTGCCATGCTGCGCCGCGCCATAGCTTTTGACATAACACCCGTTATGCGATGGTGCGGTGCGGTGTCGTCCTGGCTGCCATTCGGTACAGTCTAGCTGCCTGCCGTATCGGTCTAGCTGCTAGGCGGACATCCAGGATCGCCCAAACAGTCTACAAGGCTCCGAGCACTCGATCCCTGCCCGATGCTTGCCCGAACGCCGGAAACGCCTCCAGCGCGATTCTGGCGAGCCTGAGGCCTATCCGCGCATCGAACCGTCCGGGAGCATGCAAAGCGCAGCCGAACGAGCGCCGAACGCATGCCGAATAACCATACTCGCATGTCGTCGATTCGGGCTTTTCGGTTCGAGCTTCGTACAATTCGCACACTAGAAATTGCGCAGGTGCCGGATTAGTAAAAATAGGTAAAAAAGTAAGTTTTCAGAAAACGGATACCACCGCGCGCGATAGCTGCACGAACCCGTACGAAGGAGCTTCGTGCTACTGGTTACACTGTGGCGCATGCCATTACACTGCGCACTATCTCGCAATTGTAACAGAGGTGCGAATAATTGTTTGGGGACCAAACAGTTTTGACGGCTGGATGAGAACTGTTCGCAATGGAGGGATTGAGGGTGATTCGTTCGTGCAACGGTTACACTGTGAAAAGGTATTTTCTGAAAACTTGACCTAGATCAAGAATAATCTATTGACATTGCGGAACTGCTAGGGAATAATGGGGTCATACGTAGAGCAGCACAGAGCAGTTAATCCACCACAAAGGGGCTAATCATGCAGACGAAAGAAACGGTAATCGGTGACTTGCGGATTGTTGCGACGGTGCGAGATGTCCTGCACCGGGCGGACACGCAGGGCGAACGCGTTATGCAGGTGTCGGAAGTAAAGGCATACCGGGATGGCGTGCTGATCGCGCATGACACGCACGAGCATATCGGGGATTGGCAGTCCGGCAAGGTGTCCCGCATGCGCACGGTGTCGCGCTAGCCTAACCCTAGCGTCCTGCGCATCGGTCACGGTGCGCAAGGCAGTAGGGTTCGCAGCATGGTGCTGCGATACGCGATAAAGGGGAACGGGATGCTG